CGCCGGGAAGTACGACCTGGGCAGCCGGTCCGGCCTGGACGAAACCACCGCCATTCCGGACAACCAGACCGGCTGGTATCCCGACGACGGCTCCGAAGTGAAGAACGGACCCATCTGGCACGCCGAATATCCGTTCAAACCCACCGTGGCGGTGCGCAAGTCGGTGGTGGCCGGCAAGACCATCGTCCATCCGATCGGGGTACATTTTTCCAGCGGCAACCTCTCCCACATGTGGCTGGACATGGGGGCGAGCAAGCCGCAGCCGTTCACCTGGATCATCGTGGCGATCCTGACCCGCCGATTCGTGAAGCCCCTGCCGATCCGGCAGGTCATCCTGGAGGCCGGCCGCAACCCGTACCAGGTGGGGGTGCCGCAGAAGACCCCCGCCCAGCTGGGCGACAACATCGTGGTGAACGACGGGCTGGCCTATCACACCGCGCTGGCCAGCTCCGGGGACAACATCCAGATGTCCACCCTGCCCACCAGCGGTTCGCTGATCGCGGGCGGCATGTCCGGGGTCCGGCCGATGATGTTCGCCACCGTGTTCAACGGGGCCAGCTCGGTGCTGTTCGTCAAGGACAACTTGCATCAGGCCCGGGTGACCGGAACCGTGCAGAACGGGGCCCCCTACCAGCACCGCTACTACGTGCTGGGCCGCAACCAGGGGCAGCTCAACGACCTGTTCGGTCAGGAGATGGTCGTCTTCGAAATGCGGTTCTGGACCCGGGTGCTCACCACCGCTGAGATCGACTCCCAGTACTCCGAGCTGTCCTCCACCTACCTGTTCAGTAAGTACACCAAATGAGCCCCTGGACGTTCACCGCCAGCGCCGGGGTGCCCGGCCGGTTCCTCATCGCCGCGACGGGCTACAGCACCGACGGCCGCAACGTGGACATCACCACGGTGCGCGGCGTGCCCACCATGATCACGTCGTTCTCGTCGGCGGACCCGTTCGGCGACGCCTCCGCGGTGCTGTCCTTCCCCGGCATCACCCCGCTGGACGACATGGATTCGATCGAGCTGCGTCGCTGGCTGCGGTTCTACTCCGACATCGACATCTACTGGGCGCCGGCCACGCCCGCGCCGGGCAATGCCGACCCGGTGGACCTGGTGATCGACCCGGCGACCAACCGGGCCAACCTGACCGCGCCGTACACCAACGCCGTCAAGGTCTGGGAGGGCTACATCGCCTCCATGGCGTTCAACGACGAGTCCGGTCTCGAGGTGTCCTGCCAGGGCGCGCTGTTCCAGGTGGACCGCTACAAGGCGAAGCCGTTCTTCCCCAACCGGCCGTGGCCGCTGGAGGCGCTGATCGCCGAGCAGTTCGCCCTGGTCCGGCGGCCCGGGCTGCGGACCAAGCCGCTGGTGATGACCTGGCCCACCGGATGGACCCGGGTGGCACCGGCGCCGGAGACCGGGCAGCCCACCTTCTACGCCCCGGTGGTCGCCGCGGGGGCCAAATGGACGGGGTACTACAGCCGGGAGACTGGTGCCTGGGATGCGTCGCTGACCGGGTTCGTGCAGGACCAGCTGACCCCGATGATCACCCGCCCGGAGGACGGCGCCTCGGTGGCCCCCGGGGATCAGTGGACGATCCGCAAGCGCATCAACCGCGTGCCGGAGATGATGGTCCGGAACCGCAACCGGCCGCCCGATTTCGAGGTGTGGGTGGGCCAGCCCGGGGTGAAGCTGAGCGTCACCGGGGATTCCACCCAGTGCGAGAACGTCATCTACGGGCAGGGTTCCGACCTCGGGGGCGGTAGCTGGAACGGCTCGATCATCTCCAACGACGGATCCCGCACCGACTATGAGCCGCTGGCCTACTGGTCGGCGGTGTGGCCCCCGGACAGCAGCCTGAACTCGCCCGGGGTGTTCGTCACCGAGGCCTACACCAAGTTCGCCAACGGCTTCTCCCAGGATCAGGCGGAGGACGTCGCACAGCAGTACCTGGCCCGTGACCGGGAGCCGGGGTGGACCGGCTCGATCACGCTGAACGTCGACCCGTCCACCACCATGTCCCGGTGGCAGGTCGCCGCGGGCATGACGGTGCTGCTCAAGGGCTTCATGGGGACCGGCATCTACGGGACGCGCTTCCACATCTCCGCGGTCAGCTGCTCCCCCGAGTCGGGCACCGTGGATCTGACCGTGGACACCCGGTACCGGGATCTGCTCACCGTGCAGGAGACGATCCTGCGCAACCGGGACCCGCTGACGCCGATCAAGATGCTGCAGGTCAACCGGGCGTCCAATGCCGTGGAGGACATCCAGCAGCCGTGGAACTACTCGGCCGGCTCGGGGAACATCCCCACCAAGAGCAAGGACTTCCACAAGACCCGGCCGCTCGGTGAAGGGTTCCCCTATGCGGCCTGGGCGGCCGGGCACCCCCCGACCACCAACCCGGACTACTACGTCAAATGCAACGCGAGCTCCAGCAGCTACGTGAACCGCTGGGCTGGGCCGATCGCGATCCTCACCTCGGAGCGCGGCGAGATCATCCGCACCGAGTTCGCCGCGTACGACAAGAACGGGAAGGTGCTGAAGATCCCGTTCCACGTCTCCATCTACAGCTTGGACGTGTCCGCCGACGAGATGCCCACCGCGGCCAACGGGGTGGGTCCCAGCCCGTACATCAACAATGCCTTCGAATCCAAGGACCCGACCACCGGGCAGGACTGGCCGCCGAGCAACTACCTGGCCCCGCCGGACAGCTTCATCGTCGGCTGGGGTAACCGGGTGAACGGCGTCTACAACCGGGCGGGCTTCTACACCGGCGCGGAAGCGGACGGTCACCCTCCCACGGGGCTGTTCGTGGACTCCACCAGCTGGTCGTACGACAACACCGGCAACATCGAGTACGACCCGACCTTGCCGAACGGTCTGCAGGACGACCTGGCGGTGACCATCTATGCGATGTTCTATGCCGAGGCCAGCCAACCGGTGTATTTCATGGGCCGGCTGTTCCGCAAGAACCCGGGAGGGTCTTCATGAGCAGCAGCTACCTCTCCACCTGGGCGGCGAACTCGTCGCTGGACTTCCTGCTGGCCTCCGCGTTCCTGTCCTGCCACCTCGACGACCCCACCCCGGCCGGCCTGGGGTCCACCGAGATCCTGGGCGGCGGCTATCAGCGGCAACCGATCACCTTCTCCGGCGCTGCCAACCGGGCCGCGGTGTCCAACAACCCGCAGGTGTTCACCGGGATGCCCGAGTGCACCGTGTTCTGGCTGGGCGTCTGGAACGGTCTGGCCGGCGGCCGGATGGTGTCGGCCGTGCAGGTGAGCCCGGCCGTCCCGGTGCCCGCGTCGGGGCAGTTCGTGGTCGCAGCCGGCGACATCGCCATCCTGTTCTAAGTGCTGCCGGAGCGAGGAGCCCCCAGATGAATGTGAAGCAATTCGCGCTGGACACCGCCGAGCGGGCCGTGGCGACCTTCGTCGAGGTCCTGGTGGTGATGCTGTTCGCGGCGGACGGGAGCATCCTGGTCGATCCGCAGTGGTCGACGTCGCTGGCGGCCGCTGGGATCGCCGCCGCGGTGACGGTGCTGACCAGCCTGGCGTCCATCCCGGTGCCGCCGCTGCCGCCGCTGCTCGACCTGGCCTTCCGGGTGGTCAAGACGTTCATCCAGGCGTTCGTGGGCGCCCTGGTGGCCACCGGTCCCGCGGTGGACTGGAAGGGGGCGCTCACCACAGCGCTCCCGGTGGCCCTGCTGGCGCTGCTCAAGGGACTGGCCGCGATGAACGTGCCGCGAACCGCAGACGGACCGTCACTGCTGCCCGAGTCGATGATCGAGCCCTTCGATCCGGAGACGTACGGCCGGCACGCGGCGGCGGTTTGAGATGCGGAAGATCATCCTGCCCTACCCTCCGGCGGACCGGGAACAGCTCTGGTACGCGGTCAAGGCGCTGATGGGGGTGCAGATCCCGCGCACCAAGGTGTGCCCGGATCACTGCGCACCGTTCGACGCCTTCGCTGACGCTTATTTCGGCACCTGCTCGTTGCCCGGCTTCGAGGGGCAGCCGATCTCCCGGGCCATCTGGCACGCGTCCCGCGGCCTGGCCGGCAAGAGCTACACGATGGCGACCCTGGGGATGACCTTCGCCTACATCCTCGGCGCCGACATCACCATCCTCGGCGGTTCCATGTCCCAGTCCACCAACGTGCACGAGTACATGGTCAAGGCGATGTCCTACGAGGGCATCCCGGACGCCATGACCATCGACCAGACGGCGACGAGGATCAAGCTGACCAACGAGGGGCGGATCCGGCCACTGCCGGCCTCCCAGAAGAACGTCCGTGGCCCCCACCCGTCGATCCTGCTGATGGACGAGGTCGACGAGATGGAGCAGGACATCTACGACGCGGCCCTGGGGCAACCCCTCCCTCAGGGCAACTACCTGGGTCGCGTCGTAGACACGTTCACGGTAGTCAGCTCCACCTGGCAGAACGCGCAGGGCACCTTCACCGAAGTGCTCAAGCGGGCCGACGAGAAGCACCAGCCGGTCTACCGCTGGTGCTACAAGGAGTCGGCCAACCCGGTGGACGGGTGGCTGACCGACAAGACCATCCAGGCCAAGAAGGACGAAGTCTCGGCGGAGATGTTCCGCATCGAGTACGACCTGGGTGAGCCCTCGATCGGCAACCGTGCCTTCGACGGGGACGCGGTGGAGGCCGCGTTCAGCCTCAAGTTCAAGCCCGAGGACAAGATCGGGGAGGGTTCGGGATACGTCGAGCACAAGGTGTCCAAGGACTTCGAGGAGTACCGGTTCGCCCGCCGGGTCAACGCGGCCCAGTACGTGGCCGGCGCCGACTGGGCCAAGGAGCAGGACAAGACGATCATCTGGGTGGCCCGGATCGACGGGGACCAGCGCGAGCTCGTCTACTTCCTGCGGGCCAACCGGCGGCCGTACCCGGTGATGATCGGCTTCCTGAACAAGGCGATGAACTACTACCGGGTGCCGCTCAAGGGCGTCTGGCACGACTCGACCGGCCTGGGCAACGTGGTCAACGACTACCTCGATATTCGGGCCCGGCCGTTCCCGATGACCGGTGACAAGCGGGCGGTGCTGCTCAACGACTACGTCAACGCGGTGGAACGGGGCAAGTGGCGGATGCCCCGGATCACCGCCGCCTACATCGAGCACAAGTACTGCCGCACCGGCGACCTGTATTCGACCGCGCAGGACTACCACCTGCCGGACACCGTGTGCGCGGCCGCCTTGGCCGAGTACGCCGCCAAGCGGTTCACCGGTGTGGGTGCGCCCGCGGTGGTCAAGCGTTCCGGCGCCCCGACCGCGCTGGACCGGGATTTCACCGGCGAGGACAAGAACCGGCGGTTGGACCCGGCCGAGATCGATCTGGACGTGATCGGCTCGTTCAACCTCACCGTCTGAGGCGCGTCTGGTTGCTCCTCGGACAATGAGGCCATGAAGCCTTCCAGCACACCCCGGGGACGGAAGGGAGCACGGTGACCCAATCCATACCCCAAGAGCTCATGGACGCGAACCTCGGCGACGAGGTCAAGCAGTTCCCACCCACCCTTGAGGTCGGTCGCACCGGCCTCAAGCGGTCCGGTGGCTACGTCCAGGACGAGTTCCTGCCCCAGCTGCGCGGCCGGAACGCGGTCAAGGTCTACCGGGAGATGGCCGAGAACTCTCCCGTGCTCGGCGCGTGGATCTACACGGTCACCCAGCTGCTGAGCCAGGTCGAATGGCGGGTGGAGCCGGCGTCGCAGAAGCCCGAGGACCGGCAGAACGCGGAGTTCGTCGAGCAGGCCATGGACGACATGGAGCACAGCTGGGGGGACTTCGTATCCGAGGCCTGCACGATGCTGGTTTACGGCTGGTCCGTGCACGAGATCGTGTTCAAGCGCCGACTCGGGCTGTGGGCCACCAACCCGGCGCAGAAGTCCAAGTTCGAGGACGGCAAGCTGTCCTGGCGCAAGTTCGCGATCCGGGGTCAGGAGTCGCTGCTGCGCTGGGTGTTCGACCGCAACGGCGACGTGCTGGCCATGGTCCAGATGCCGGCGCCCTGGTACGAGAAGATCGTCCTGCCGATGCGCCGGTGCCTGCTGCTGCGGCCGCGGCTGAACAAGAACTCCCCCGAGGGGCACTCGCTGCTGCGCACCGCGTATCGGCCGTGGTTCATGATCAAGCGCTTCGAGGAGATCGAGGCGGTCGGCATCGAGCGCGACCTGACGGGGCTCCCGGTGGCCTACGTGCCGCCGAACGTGCTCAACCCCAAGCCCGGCTCCGACGACGCGAAGATGCTGGCCGCTGTGAAGCAGGCTGTGCAGGCCGTGCGGCGCAACGAGCAGGAGGGCCTGGTCTGGCCGCTGGCCTATGACGACGACCGCAACCTGCAGTACGACTTCAAGCTGCTCACCTCGGGCGGCTCGCGCCAGTTCAACATCGACGGGGTCATCCAGCGCTACGAGACCCGGATGCTGATGAGCGTGATGGCCGACTTCATCATGACCGGCCACGAGAACAATGGCTCGTCCTACGCCCTGCACACCGACAAGTCGGGCATCTTCCGGACCGGGGTGAACGGCATCGCCAAGGCGATCGCGGACCCGATCAACCGTAAGGCGATCCCACAGCTGTTCAAGCTGAACGGGATGCAGCCGGCCGAGCTGCCCCACCTGGTGCCTAACGACGTCGATCCGCCAGACCTGAACCAGCTGGCCGCGTTCATCTCGTCCACTTCGTCCGCCGGCATGCAGTGGTTCCCCGACGGGGAGCTCGAGAAGTTCATCCGCGATGCCGCCCGGCTGCCGCAGGTGGACGAGGACATCCTGCAGGCCCGCAGCGATCAGCAGCGGCAGTCGGTCATCCTCGCCTCGGCCCAGCAGAAGATGGAGGCGATGCAGATGGACATGCAGGCCGCGCAGGCCCAGCAGGGTCTGGTCCAGGGCGAGCAGCAGATCGCCGGCACCGAGCAGAACCAGCAGTTGCAGG